TTTTAGTTTAGCAGAGAAAGGGGGAAAGAGGGGCCATCATTCCTATCTTGTGTTTTTTCATGTCTGTAATGTTATTGATTATGAGTTTATAATTCACATAAAGCTTGCTAGTTTTTCATGATCTAATTTTCAGACAAAGCAAAAAGCCCACTGTTGTAGGCTTTTTGTAAAACAAATCTTAAAATTAAAGCATTTTGTTGTACCGCTTTTTTGAGTATTCAGCAAGTTGCTTTATATTCTCCTAATGGTTGATATTAGGGTGCCTAGTTGTTTTCATGTTTCTTTTTAATGTCTAGGAGTTTCTGTCTTACTCCACAAATCACTGAACATGAAACTCTATTTTTAATGAGTTCAGCAGGCAAGAAACTAGCACGGTTAAGACGTGCTTTTTTTATAGCCTATTATATAGGAAATTATTCTATATTTTTTTATCTTCTATTCCAATAACTGATGCAAGTATAACAAAAAAATTGTTTGTTTTCTATTTTTAAGTAAGTTTTTCTGACCTATCCCCCCACCCCCTTAAAAAAATGTTAAATATTTGGATAGTTGCCCCCTCCCACCGGTTCCCATTTCTGAAAATTTTCACGAATTTTCAGAACGGGGGGTGTTTTACAATTTCTTTCTAATTTCTAAACCCTGTTATTTTGACAAAACGGAACTAAAAACAGCTTTCTTGTATCTCTATAATCTCTTATGAATTCATTGTTTTACACATTCTATTGAATTCGCTTAGTGAGTTACTTCCTTACTCTATCAAGTGTTTTATAAGATACTGTAATATGAATTCACTGTTTCCTTAAAACAAGGAATTCACAAAAGAACAAGGAAAAAGATAGGCGCGAACCTATCTTCATTTTAGTTATTGTCCAAAGAATTTAGAAATAATATTTTTCTTTTTCTCTGGTAGATCATTAAAGACTTCCCTTTGTTTAATAAGTTCTTGCTCTTTCTGATCTATAAAATCATCTACCACTCCAGAGATATACTCTGTAAATTCTTCAACACTATGTCCCTTGATTTTACCATCTTGCACTAACTCTTCTAGAAGTAAATCACTCCATAAAACCATATCTGAAGAAAGATTATAGTGTTCCAATTCTTTAAGAATGGCCTGCTCATAGTATCGTTGTTGCCCTTTGTTAATGTAATAGTACTTGTCTTTAAACTTCTTATCAACATTCTTGAATTGATATTCCTCTAAGAGTTTACTTCTCAAAAATCCATCAGCAGCTACCTCGTGAGATTCGATAGTGTAAAAGCTCTTTAGCTTATCTAAAAACTCAAAGATATCAGAACGATAAAGACTATTTTCTTCATGTAGTATTGATAACATATCAGTAATTAAAGGTGAAATTTTGTTCTGAGAGAACTCCTTCCAGTCTTTAAAATATACTAATGACTTTTCCCTGATAGCTTTTTCTCGCTGTTTAAATTCATTTTCTAGCTGATTTTCTTTTTGACGTGTTGTCAGAAACATATCGCTTAAAATTGAAGTGTAGTCTTGTTTATACTCTTCGATTTCGTTCAGTATTTCTTTTTTTGCTTCCTCTTGCTTACTAAAGAATTCTGTAGCTTCTGGTTCATTCAGTTTATGAAAAAGATCCTTCATGAGTTCATGAAATGGATTAACATAAACTAGATTATAGTCCTGATATAAAAGGAAGAGATTGATAACATCAGTGCTATTCATTGATTAACCTCCAATACCTGGCTCTTGATTTTTTGAGAAATCAAGAGCCCAAACTGCAGCAGTCTTTTCATCATGAGCCTTACCATAAGCAAATTGCTTAGCCACATAGAGGTCCATATCTTCAAGCGCCAACGTATCTTGATAGCGTTGTAGGTTAATGCCTCCACCTAAAACCGCATCATAGCGTCCTTGAATGAAAGAAGTCGCCTTCCCTTTTTCTTGAGATATTGAAGGAATGATTTGTAAATTTAGAGGTATCGCTTTGTTATATGCTGCGCTGTCTGTGAAATTAATTAGTTTCTTCTCGATCTCCCAAATTTCTTCTGAATTCACAACAAGAACAATCTTATTTGTCGTATCGACAAAACTAACTCCATCAGCCTTTACAGAGTGAAATTTGAAGATCTCTGATACCTGGTTTACAGTTTCTTTAGGATTTTCAAAAGTTAATTTTAAAGCTTGTTTTTCTTTTTTAGGGTAAGTAATATTTGAACCTTGAGCTACTCCCGTCAATTTTCTTGTTAGTCCTAGAGGTTTATTATCACCATCACCATTTAAAAAACCTTCTTCCAATGCTACCGCAAAGGATTCTGTCAATTGTGTTCTGACAAAGTTTTCAATCCAAACTGGCCCGAGTTCTTTGAAATCTTTCGGGATCACGATAAAAGCCGTTAATTTATGCTGAGTTTCTTGTCTGCTTCCAAAGCTGGCTTTTAATTGCCCTTTGATTTCTCCAAAAACCTTGCCCCAAACTGCTCCACCGCTACGCTCTGATGTCAAAAAGTTCAGTCGGATTCCTAGGTTTTTTAGTCCAATTTTTTCAAGCAAGGGATGTTCTGATTTTATATCTTCAAAAATTCTGTCAATCGTCTCCTCTGGGAGAAGTTTTTCCACCCCTTTAGGGATATTCTTATCAAACTCATTAAAGAATACCATTTCATTGCCCTTTAAAGTATTAGGCTGTGATGTAAAGCCATCTTCTAAATATGATGCGGTTTTAGCTTCTTCGATCATATGTTCCTGCATTTTGTCTAGCATATCACCATAAAGTTCTGTTTGCTGATCTTGTGGAGCATTAGTTTTTACTGCATTCATAAATGCCTCTCTAGCTTGCATGTATTCGTTTCTTGTTTGTCCCTTAAGTCTCATTGTCATATTTTTTATTTCCTTTCATTCTTAAGCAAAAAAGGTAGAACAAAAAACGTAATTTACGTCTTATGTCCTACCTCTTGTTTTCAAGTCAGTATTTAAAATTTTTGTTGTGTTTTGGTTTCTACCATGGTCACAACACCATCTGAAATTATCAACCGAATGTCACCATATTCTGGTAACTTTACACTCTTAATTATACCACGACTTAGGAAGTAAATCCAACCTTTGTGTAATTCGTTCATATATCCTCCTTTCTCTAAAAAGGTAGTCATTTTGGGATATCTAGTGACTACCACCTCCGCCTTACAGTCCCAAGGTTTTACAAAAAGCGTAGTCAGGTAGTCACCTTGCTCACAAAAAAATAATAATAAACACCTTAACTCTATTTACCCTATATACTTTATAAATAATCTAAAATAACTACTTTTTTATATAAAAGTCAATCATATCAAGGGTTTAGGGGGTAGTCAGTAAAACATTAAAAACTACCCTTTTTTCTAAATCCTTTTGTTTAAAGGTTCTAGCCACTCTCTTAAAGGTAGTCATTTTTTTAGTTAGTGACTACCTTAACTACCTTTTAGTTTTTGAGTAACCAGGTTTAACGCTTTTTCCAAATTTTAAAGATCGTTTGTGTTCCCATCCCTCTTTATTTTGCATGTACTTTTTAACCTTTGCTTTATCCTTTGGTGGTGCTTTGTCAGTTAGATAGACTTCTTGGAAGAATAGGTTTATAGTCATCTTATCACGTTCTACTAGTTCGCCATAGGTGTCTGTATTAAGTTCCACTGTTCCACCTTTACTATTTCTAAAATAACCCTCGTTCATCATGTCGTGGATATAATAGTAGCGCGTCCTGTCTGTCACTGGGAACTGATACATCCTTTTGGGGTAAGGAATGTCTAAATATCGCTCCAAATCCTCAAGGGTTTCATCAACAAACTTGTAACGACTTCTTACATCGTTTACTAGTTTTTCCTGTTCATCTGTCAGGTTTAACACCTGGTTAGATCTCCAAGCTATCACCATAGCACCCCAAAAGTGTTTACGGTCTTTCTCTGTCCACTTCCTGCCCTTATAGGCGGTATCCTTGTGGACTTCTGCAACCAGAAAGCGCCTTTCCCCTGTCAGGTCGTTCAAATAATCGTGATCATTAGTTGCCCTCACAATAATAAAACTCTTAGGAAGGCGCCTATCGCTTGAAGCGTAAGGCGGTCTATACTCTAGCTTAGTTTCTGTGATGAACTTCTTCAACTCTGAAAACTAGCCTTTTTACTGGCCACCA